ATCAGCAAAACAATTAGCTTCATTAAACTTGGCCCAAAACTCTATAACAACTGGTTTTGTTTTATCATCACCAAATGCTTCATTTGTATTAATAGCTTTTTCAAAACCACTATCGTCTACCCAATATTCCTCAGGAACATCTTGTTGGCTAAAAGATAAAAATGGTATTAAAAGTAAAATTAAGTATTTCATTATCTATTTTTTTGAATGTCATATAATCTCTCATCGATCTTACTAAGATCTTCTAGTATCTTGTCTACATCTTCTTGCGTATCCATGATTGTTTGACGAATCAATTCGTCTTTTAAATCATATTCTACCCTATCTATTACTGGTTCAGGTTTTTCCATTGCTAAAGCTATATCTGCTTGTAATGTAAACCACATTCCTGCTAGTGTAATAACAAATCCAACTATCATCCCGATAGTTTTTAAGTCTAGTGTTACTTTAGTTGATTCTCCTATTTCCGGTGCTGCCATTTCCTTTAGTTTGATTGTTGTTTGTTGCTGGTTTGTTTATTGAGATTGATGGTTTTACTAAAGCTGGTGAAGACGTGTTAGGTCCAGATCCAGATTGATTAGAATTAGAATTAGAATTAGAATTAGAATTATTTGGTCTATAAGGTCTTACTACAGGTCTAGTGTAATTATTGTAACCCCAACCGTATTGATAACCTGGACTAGGATGCCAATAACTATAGTAGTAAGGGTAAGAATGATATATATTTTGATACACTCTAGGTCTTAATGAATTAACATCAAGTTGTATTGTATCTCCTTCAGCTGTAACAGCTAAGACTTTTATTGTGTTTGATGGTGCTGGTGTATAGGACGCGCAACTAGCAAACGCCGCAATAACCACCACATAAAGGGCAATTTTCCATACTTTCATTATTTAAGTGTTATGTTCAGACCAACTGAACTATTATATATTTTACTATCCCAGAATTTAGTATATTCACCTTCAAAGAATATTCCTATGCTTTTACTAAGTTTCCATCCAAATTGTAATCCGGTTTGATAGTCTTCCCATTGTTCTTTCTCAGCATCTTCTACCAATCCACCTAATCCCCAGTTATTTCTATTATGATAACTAAAAGCTTCATCACCTTTTACATAGTTGTGATATGGTAATAAATAAGAACCATAAGCGTGTAACCAGAAATTATTTTTATAATGGTAATAGTCAAAACCGACCACAGGAGACACTACTCCAAAAGCATCTATTGTATCCCATATTTCGTTATTATAACGATTCATAAGATCAGTAAATACTGTCTGTCTGAACTGTAAATCTGTATAAGCTACAGTTTGACCTTCTTCATTAATCCAATACCAATCAGATACTGTTTCACCTGAATAACTATCTTCATATGTATAATAAATGTCATCATACCCATAATAGAATCCTAAAGTATACCATGGATTAATAGCTTGACCTTGAGCGTTGGTTTCATTTAACCATATCTCTACTGGATTATATCCATAAGGTCTTTCATGTGTACGATATATAGCTCCTGCAGATAAACTAAACTTTTTACCAATAGGTAATTTAGCTCTTAATTCTGCAGATTTATAATCAAAATTTACTTTTCCTTGTTTTCTACTTTCTACTTTAACAATATGGTATTTTCCACTGTGTTTTAAGAAATATCTGTGATTTTTAAATACATCATCTCGGGATCTTTCTTTTTCAGTATGAAATACATATTCAAATCCTTTAATAGCTGAATTAGGAGCTGTCATAGCTACATTAGATTCAGTCCCATCATAATATTGTTTGCCCTTTATTTCATAATCAAACCTTGCAATCTTACGAATACCAAATCCATAGCGATAATCATGATCATAATAATCAGTTCCATCTACTACAACAGGTACATCGTATAAACTTCCGTTAGGATTTGTTCTTACAAAATAACTTGGTGCATTTTCTTTTGAGTTTTTAAGATCTCCAGATACATAAAGAGTGCTGTATTTAAAAAAATCTTTAAATAACTTTTTCTTTTCTTGTCCACTTATATTAAACGTGATAAGTAAACAAAGAGTAAGTAAAATTTGTTTCATTTAGTTTTTCTTTTTACGGTTTTTTCTTTTCTTTTTACGAGATCTCCAGTCTTTCTCTAACATAGTAGTTACTGTAATAACATTTTTACATGTATCAGTTTTAGTAATTCTTACTCTGTAGTCCTCGATTTTTTCTACTTTAACCGTTACACATCTTTCTTGTGCGTTTGCTGTTAAACATAGTGATAAAAATAAGATTGTAATTAAATTTTTCATTTATTTGTATTTTTTAAACATTAATTTATATAGCAATTTGTTCCAAGCTTGCTGTAACTTGTCGATAAATTTTTTCATAGTTATGGTTTTTTATAATATTGTATCATTCCGTCATATCTCTCTATCTGTACATAGTCTTTTCCTAATTTAAATCCTTTTGGTATACCTTCACTCCAAGAGTTTTCACCCGTAAATGGTATTCTTTTTGTAAAGCCATCTTTTTTTGCTTTACGAACATCAGCTTTAAATTTCTTTTTTAAAGTTTCTTCATCTTGCAGTTCTTGTTGTATTGTACTTTCTCTACCCCAATATGGTAATCCAAAGTTCCAACCATTCCAACCAAGTAGTAAAGCTACTCTTTCAAAAGTTCTAGTCTCTTCATCAAAAGCTTGATTAATATTATTATATTTTCTCAAAAGCCTGTCTATAGGAATATTACCAAATGCAGAAATTAATTGAGCTATAGCTAAATAAGCTGGGTTTTCTAAACTCCACCCTCTTTTTTTGATTTCTTCTCTATTCCAACTAAATGTTCTTAAAGCTGTTCTAACATTACGAACCTTTTGATCTATTACAGGTGATATATCAAACAAATTCCAAACTGCTTCTTCATACTTAGGAGTTTTTCTATTATGCTGGAAGTTTAATTCTCTTGCTACGTTTTTAACAGTTGATACTATAGCTCCACCAAAACCAAGTCCAAATAATAATGAATCCATCATTCCATTTATAGTGTTAGCAACTTTATCTTTTTCTCTTTCTTCTTCCTCGTCAAATGCTAAAGCAAACAATGCTTGTTGTAAAGAATTAAATATTAAATTTTGAACAGCTACATAATATATAACCCCAGATAAATTACTTAAATCACTTTCACGCTGTGTCATTCCTGGTCTACGTCTTCTATTTACAAAATCAAGCAACATCTTTTTAGCCTTCCTGTTATACTGCATTGTAACATTTTGGAAAGCTAATATTACACGACCAAATAAACTAGCTTGCTGAGATGATATTTTACTAGGATTACTAGACTGTTGAGTTTCTTCTGCTATAGCATAAAAATCATCAAACGCAGCCGCTTCAGCTTCAGCTTGTGTATATAATTTACCAGTTTCTGCATTAACTCTTTTTAAATTAGCTTTGGTTCTATTTATATAAAAAGTAGCTCCACCTGTAGCAATAGCTAAACTATCAAATATTCTTGTAAGTATAAAACCTTTATCAAGTAAATAGTTGAGCATTCCTTTAAAACCACCTTGATTAGCTGCCGCCGCAAGCTCTGCTTCGTTAACATTTATTTTTAAACCATCACGCCTGTTTACAAGATAATCAGAGTTCATTAACTTCATAACCGCAGGAACATAATCTTTACTAGCAAAAGCTTTAGCAGCTGCATATATATTATTATCACCCCAATTTATAAAATTTACATTAGATAACATCTGTAGTGATCCAGATCTTACGTTTAAGAACATTGCTACAGCTACTGAACCATTTAACCAGTCCATCATTTCATTCACTTGACGAGATCCACTACCTTCATAAGTTGATCTATTACTACCACTCGTCATACGAGTTATTGCGTCTCTTATAGCTTCTACATATTTAGAACCAAAAGCAGCTTCAAGTTTGTTCAGGTTTTTATCTGAAAAAGCTATATCAACATTTGATTTCCATTCAGTTAAAAGTTTTGCTCTAAAAGTTTTATCTAATCCACTTAGTATATCTGATTTAATATCTCCTGCGAACCAATATATTGATGGCTTGGGATATTCTCCTTCTTTTTGTATAAGTTGTAATTTATCTGCAAATTGTTGGAATTCAAAATTAGTATCAACAGCTTCTACTAAATTATCAATGTCTGTTTTAGAAATACCAGGAATATCCATACCTTGTTTATTCCACAAATAAACTCTCACAGCTTGAGAAACAGTAAAAGATTTATATCCTATTTCCTCATTTAACGGGTTTTTCATTTTAAAAGGACCATAATTTTTTAAACTTGGAAAAGCTTTTTTAATTGCACTAAAATCATTAGCAGTTGTTACTTTAGCAGAAATTAATTCTTGTTCAGCTTTATCATAAGGTTTTATTAAATTATCAATATACCATTTTTGCTGTGAGGTACCTTTTTTACCAAAACCAAATAGTTTATAACCTAATCCTAAAAAATCATCAGCAGAAGATGTTATTTTAAATTGTCTTAATACTCTTTTAAGAAATCCTTTATCTCTTTTCTTTCCTTCTAATCTCGCTTCAACATCTGTTACCTCTGTGGTTGCATCTATACCAGCAGCATCCTCAATAAGATCATTCATTTCTTGATCAAGCTTTTTTGCTTTATCAGCTATAGCTAGTTGAACTTTAGACTTAACATCTATTTGGCTAAGTATATCTTTAACAGCTTGAACATTAGGTAGAGCATCATCAGCAAAATAGAAATCATTATAACCATCTGCTGCTTTATCCACAACCCACAAAGCTTTAGCTTCAGGAGTTCCATTCTCTAAGCCAGTTATATTTGATAAAGGTAAATCTAACCCTATCCCTTTTAAGAATCTTTGTATAGATTTAGCCGATGCTTGTGGTCTTGCGGTTAATACAAATATATCACCACTACCAAACTTCTTTTGACGTTTTAACGCTAAGTCCGCTAAAGGTCCTTTTCTTCCTTTTACAACTTTATTAAATTCATCAAAGTTAAAAGTAGCTCCTTCACTTTCTAGTGTTGAAAATGATTCTGCAAACTCAGCTGGTGTTATTTTAAAAGTTTTACCATTTTGTGTTACAACAACTTTACTATCACTAAAAGCTAAGGTATCATCAAAATCAAATACACTTAAACCTTTTCGTTTTTTGAAAGGATTTAAAGCTTTTACTTTTGCTTTTAATGAAGTCAACAATGTTTGCTTTATTTCTTTAGTTGTTTGTTTTTTATCTGTAATAGTAGGAGCTAATTTAGTAATTTTGTTTTTAGCTTTCTTTTCAGCAGCTGTTAATTCTACTAATTTAGTTTCACCTTTACTATTTATATCAAATACTTCACTTAGTGGATTACCATCTAAATCTACTATATTACCAGGATTAATTCCTCCATCAGTTTTTGCTACGTCAGTATTAAAGTATCTTTGCCACCATTTTCCATCAAAAGGATTCCATCCTTTAGGCATGTTTCTTTGTAATTTTGCTTTCCTTAATTTATTATCATCTGCTTTATCTAAAGCTATTACTTTATAATTATCTATAACTAAATCATAAATATCATTAAATCTTTTACCCTCTAAAATAGCATCTAATAAATATTGATACGCGGCGGTAGCTGGCATAGCGTGTTCATATTCGTATCTTTGTTTAGGATTTAAAGAATACCCAAATATTTGAGCACCCATTTTATGCCAATGACCACGATGGTTGGCTACTAATTTTAAATAAGTGGCAATATCTGGAGCAATAGTTTTATCATCTGCAATAAGTTTATTAATTCTCTGCCATAATACTTTATGTATTTTACCTACTTTATCATTAAAAGTATCTGCTTTTTCTTTTATCTCAGCTGGTGTTCCTTTAAATATAGTGCTATAACTTGAAACAGAAAAATTATCTACACCATCTATATCATCACCAAATTTGGTTTCAGGGTCACTAAGCATGTCACTAATTTCTTCTCTTAACTTAGTAAGCGCGGCTGCTTTCTTTTTATCATATCTAGGATTTGGTTTTCCTTTATTAGGCCCTCGTGTTATTGTAGGGCTCATGCTTATATCATAATCCGAACCACTTGTTGCAAATACATGTCCTCCTTGTGGGCCAACCCACGCTGCTCTTGGTAATAATTGTACTACCTTTCTATACGTATCAACAATTGTTTTTCTACCCTCTTTTGTTAATACTAATGTAGGTAAGTCGAGTGTTTTATTTAATCCTCTTTTTGTTAATAAATCATCTATTTTAGATCTTCCTTTTAATTTTAAATCAAAATCTTTTACTAATTCTTTTAGCTTTTTTTGATTAAAATCTAATGCTGTTTTAAGCTTTTTTCTAATAATACTAGTAATATCTTTTATTTGATTCCTAGTAAGTGAATATTTATCTTGAAGTGCATTAATAAAATCATTTATAAATTTATTTAAAGCTTCTTTAAATGGTTTACCTTTTTTAATAAGGGATTGATAACCTTTTAATGCGGTTTTTAAAGCTTGAGCAATTGCCCCAGGAGTAGGGCCACTACCTGCAGCTCCTCCAGATTCTTTAATTCTTGGCTCTAAAACATTTTCAATAAATTTATCTATTTTACTTGTTACATCTAAAGTTGTATCTTCTTTAGTTCTTTGATCCATTTTAGATTCTAAATCATTTATAAAGTCAACAGCATTTTTATCTTTACCTAAAGCATCCTGCAGTTTACTCATAAACACATCATCATTTTTCAATTCTATTAATTGCTCCATAGCAATTTCAGTGCTCATTTTTTGAAACAATCCTAATCTATTTTGATTACCCTTTTTAAAATAATCTTTTACTTCTTGAACCATTTTAGGTGTTATTTCACCTGGTAATAAATATGTATCTGGTCTACTATAAGATTTTTTACCATCTTCTTTTACAACAACCTTGTCAGATTTACCTATTTTTTTTACACCTAATATTTCACGTAATCCAGATTGTTTAATATACGCAGTTGGTAGTTGAGATATAAAATCAGCATCAACTATATTGTCAACAAATTTTGGATAACCTTTTTTAAATGATCCTATTTTGTCACCAAGTATATTCCATTTTCCTGCTACTACATCATTTTTTTCAGCTCTAGCTTTTGCATCTCCAAACATAGCGTTTATAGCACTTACAATACCCGTGGTATTTTTACCTTTAGCTACTTGGTCTAATATTGCTTGACCAGTTTCATTTTCAATTTGTTTTCTAGCTTCTATTCCAACAACCTCATTTACTTTTTCATTTGAACCTAAATATCTTTTATCTCTTTTACCAGTAACTTCTTCGGTTTTAGAATCAAAATCTTTTTGAGATGTAGTTTCTAAAGATACTCCTTTTTCTTGCAATACATCTTGACTAACTTGTTGACTTTTTCTAGTTGCTTCTTCTACAATTTTAGGACCAATTCTTTTAGCTATCTGATTCATATATGTAGAAGCTTCTGATTTTGTTGGATCAAAATTTCTAGTAAAACTATCAAACTGCATATTTAAAAGACTAGTAACTTCTTGATTAACTTCTGGGTTACTTAAATTAAGAGGAACTCCTCTTTTTCCAGCCCATCTTTGCAACGCGTCTCTACCAACAGCTTGGTATTGCTTTTTTAGTTTGTTTATATTTTTAGAATCACCTTCTTTATAGTCTTTAGTTAATTCTGATAATTTTTTACCTTTTTGCTCTGCTTCAAATTCTGCTATTAAATCTTCAGCTGATTGCTCTGTAAGATCCATTTCGCCTTCATTAATATCCATATCACCTTCTTGCGCACCAGTAGGTAGTATACTCATACCCACAGTGTTAGCTCTTTCAATTTCTGCTTGCTTTATAGACTCAGCTAATTTTAAATTTATAAATTCTAATTTTTCTTTTAGTTTTACAGCTGCTTCAGGACTTACTTTTTCTAAATCTTTAATAGCTTTTTCTAGTCTTTCTTTTTCTAACATTAAACCTGTAGCTCTAACGTTTGTGCTAAGACCAAATGGTTTTAAAAGATTAACAGCTTGTTGAGTTTGTATAAATTTTTCTTTTATAGAGTTAGATTTTTCAACAGTAATTTTCCCTGATTTTGTTTTTGATTGTAATTCTTGCTCTAATCTCTTTTTAGCACCTGCTATTTGTGTAAATTGTATTTGACCTTCACTTGTAATATCATCTTTATCAAATAGTTCATAACTATTATCTACATTAGATTTTTTTAGTATATTATTTTGATTTTTAGTATCTATAGCTTTTGAAGCTAAATTTGTGGTAGTAGCAGTACCAGAAACTCCAAAACCAGAAACTGAACCTATAATACCAGCGTCTAATATTTCAACCCAAGCTTTATTCCAATCAACTTCTTTACGTTCCAACGCAGCATTTGAAGCGTTTTCAATAGCTGTTTGCATTGCCTCTGTTAAACCTTCACCTCCACTATCTGCTAATAAATCAATGGCATAATCTTTAAGGGTTCTTTCTATTGCTTCTTTAGATTGACCTTTTAAAGCTGAGTAAAGTTTATTACCTATTCTACCTGAAAACCTTTCTAGTATACTATTAGCGGCACCAACAACAGTATGATGAGTTAAATTTTTTACACTTATTTCACCCGCTTTTATTCTATCTTCTAATTGTTTTTTCTTTTCAACATAATTAGGGTCTGTTACAGAAAGATTTATCAATTCTTTATAAGCATCACTAGCATCAGTGTTTTCATCAAATTCTCCTCCTGCAGCTGTTGAAATACCTATTACTGCTAGACCAGGAATACCCATTGTAGAAACTGCCATATAAGGTAAACTAGCAACAGCTTCTTTAGTTGTTCTACTTAAAGCTCTACCTAAACCAGTAAAATCTCCATCGGATACAGCTTTGCTAATACTTTCAGAAACACCCATTTCATATTTAAATATTTTTTCATCTAGCTGATCAATGTGATTATCTATATTATCTGCAATATCTATTGCGTAATCACCAACTTCTTTACCAGAATATTTTTCAAAAGCTAGTTTAAAAGGTTCATAACCTGGTTGAGCCAAAGCGCTAAATATGTTTTCAATTGTTCCAAGTTTAGAATTAGCAATTAAATCGTTTATAGCTTTTGCTTCTGCAGAAGCGTCACCAGCATATCTTTTTTCAATTTCATCTAATTGATCAGGATAAAAAGCTCTTGCAGCTATTTTATTAGCAAAACTATCTCCTCTTAATAAACCAGATGTTATAGTAGATATAGTGTTTACGGTTCTATAAACCGTGTCTTTACTAAAAAATCCAGGATCTTGAGCATCGTGTATTTGTTTTCTTTTTTTATCGTAATCTGGTACTATTCTTTCTAGCTCTTTTACTTTTTTATTTAAAGCGTTTTTTTCTTCTTCATTTAAATTATCACTTTTAGCAGTTAATTTAAGTATATCTATTTTTCTTTTTAAATCTTCTGTTTTATTTTCAGCCTCAAAATCTTCATCTAATTTAAAACCCGCTTTTTGAATAGCTGATAATTCATTTTCATTATATTCGTATAGTTTTAAAGTAGCGTTTTTTAGGTCTTTAATTTCATTACCATCTTCATCTACACTAGGAACAAATAAATCGTTGTATACATCTGCTGATCTTATTGATAAATCTATACCTTCATTTATAGTATTTTTTAAATTATTTATAAATTCAGTGTCATTTCTTTTTAAAGCTCTTATTATTTTTCTTTTATTAGGAAAATCTTTAACAGCATAAGAAGTGGCTTTGTTTATTAAACGATCAGCTTCTGTTGAAACTTCTTCTAATTCAGTATAAGTAAAAGGAGTAGGTGACTCTAACGTGTCAACTTCTGTAGAAGCTATTTTAGTTTCTTTTGGTTCATCACCAATAACAACTTCATCAAGTACCTCTGTTCCAATAGGTTTATCTTCCTCAGTTTCAACTGGAGTTGGATTGTCAGCTTGCCACTGTTTTACTTTATTGTCTAGATCATCTCCATACAAACCTTGTGACTGCCACTCTATTATTTTTTCTTCTAACATTTAACTTAATTTATTTTGCTCCATGTATTTTTTAGCATTTTCTTTTCTTTTTTCTGCTACATCAAATACTGCCGCATCTTCTTGAACATCAGGTAATTGGTTAGTTGTGAATTGTACTAAATAATTTTTCATGAAATATTTTTTATAATGATCCATGAATAATATTTTTTTACTTTGTGATAATGGTAAAACTTTTTCATATTGCCAAGCGCTTTCATAAGCTGTAGCGTTTTGAGTCATTTGATCATCTTCTTCAACGCTAGTTAACTCAGCTAAGTAAACATTCCACGATGCAACTGCTTCTTGTTCTCTGTCTAATAAACCTGCAACCTCAGCATTGATAAATGGATCTGTTTTTCTCTCTATTTTATCTAGATCATATCTTAGTATGTTTCTACCTTTTCCATTACCAATTTCTACTATTTCATATATAGGAGTTCCATCAGGATTTTTTAAAACAAATTCATCTAGTATTTTAGCTGTTTCTAATAATTCGCCTGTTTCTGGATTGACCATATCTGGACTAAATAGACCAACTTCAGTTAGAAGTCTAGTCATATCTTTATTAATATCTGGAGTCGATGCTATTAAGAAAGTTCCACTGTTTAATAATACTTTTAATGTAGAGCTATTTATAATTAAAGGTTCATAAAAACCAGGACCAGTAAATGTAATTTCTTGACTACTATCTTCTAATAGTTCTAAACTTATTTCATAACCATCTGATCTAGAGAAACCAGGTTTTTCAGTTAACATAGATTGAGCAATGGTATAATCAGCATTGTTTACTACATCAAAGTTTGGTTCTTCAGTAACAGATAATTCACCTCCTAAATTCTCCATGAATTCTACAAAGATTTTAGGAGCACTTTGTAAAGCAGCTAATGAAGCTAATTCAAACTCACAGTTTTCTGTATCACATTCACCAGATTTAACTTTTAATTCTAACTCAGCATATACTTTTTCTGTACCTTCAAAAGCTTTTAAAATATTAAAATTAGAATCAGTAGGTTTTGCTAAAAACTTTTTATTATAAGCCATAGCATCACTATAAAGCATTTGCCTTAGGATTAAGTTTTTATTTATATTTTCTATTTTATTCATCATAGCTAGTTATTTTAAAATAAATCGGATAAATTACCCGCGCTTTTTCCAGCTGACAAACTACTCGCCATGCCGCCTATTGCTCCTGTTATTGCAGACGTAGCGTCTCTACTTGCTTGCGCTGCGTTATTAGTAGCTTGATCTAATTGACCAGCAACTCTATTTAATTTTTGCATTTCTCTTTGTTCTCTAGCATTAAACTCAAATGCTCTACCTTGTGCCATTGCTGATTGTTCTCTAGCTCCTTCAGAAATACTTATATTCTGTATTCTTTGTTTTTCTGACATCACTTGTTGTTGTAATTGAGCTTCACCTTGTGCTCTTCTATCTTCATTCGCCTTTTCTTGTTGCTCAATACTTGCTGTTACACCTTGCTTCGCCTTTAATGCTGCTTGAGCTAATGCTGTAGCTCCACCTGCACCTGCTCCGGTTGCTCTTAATGTATCTAATGTGTTAGCTAAACTAATATCTGCTTCTTCTATTTTCATTTCAGCAGCTTTAGTAGCAACACTTAGATTAGCAAAAGGATTTGATAACGTGTTAGATAGATCAGTAGCCATACTAGCCAAGCTAGTTACATTATCGTAAGGATTTATAATTGATTGTCTATTTCTTTCTAAATGATCTAATTTTTTCTGCAGAGATTTTGCGAGTCTTCTTTGACGTCTAGCAGCTCTTCTAGCTTTTCCTGATCCAAAAAGACCTCCTATTAAGTTAACTGCTGCGCCTACTGCGGCTACTGGTACTGGCATATTATTATATTTTTATTATTATTGTTGTATTGCAAATGTACTACTAACAGCAAATAGTTCTTTTAAACCACCTGGGTTTGTTGTTGTATCTGTTTTCATAGTAACTGTTGTGTAATAAGCTTTTATTCCAGTCATTGAATTACCAAATAATACTTCACCTGCCATAGGTGTTTGAGTGTTATTAGGTATGACTGCCATATATTTATTTTGTTTTCTATCAAACCCTGCTCTATACTGAACATTGTTTTCTGTATAAGTTCCTTCATCGTAACTATATATTTTTCTATATTGATTAGCTCCTGTACCTTGTACAATAGTATCAACATGACTAATCCAGTTACCACCACTTGCATCAAAACCTGTTTCATCAGATATAAATGCTGTTACTTCCCAACCATTAGTTCCTTCGTAATTAATTGTTTGGAAAGTTTTAATATTATTTGGAGCTGGATTAAAAACAAATTGTATAGATGATTGATGAGATGTTCCGTAAAAATTATTTCTTGTTTGATTTGAATAATGTTTATAAACTCTTGATTGATCGTTCTCGTCTTTTGTTGTATAAAAATATCCTTGAGAGCTAAACATATCGTCTGGTTTATAAGTATAAAAACTTGTCCAACCCTGGGATCTTTCATCAAAACTTAAAGTGTAATAAGTAGTACCTGTATATCTAGCATCAGGTTGTATTGATAAAACATAGTTTTGATTATAATTATCATAACACCCTAATACAGCTCCATTACTAGTAACTAAAGATAATTTATCTCTAAAGAAATCTATCATTCCAAAATTAGATATTTCTGTTATACTACCACCAGCTAATCTTAATACAGCATTTCTATTTTTATCTACAAAATACTTATTATAACCATATACAGCAAAAGATTCTGGGTTAGTTCCTATACCCCAATTACCTGGGTAAGGAGTAATTTGTCCTATAACTTGTAAACCTGTAGAACTTATACCTACACCTTCAGCGGTGTATATAGCGTCTTTATCTATTAAAGCTCTATTTACTTTACGCTCTTGAAAAACAATTAAATTAGTATCTTCTGCGTATAACTTTTGTATACTACCACTTATTGGATCAACTGATCGAGTTATTTCTTCCGCTACACTAAATTGATTAGTATCATTAACACCTGTTCTAGAATTAAATATACCAGAGTATATTAAAGAGTTAGATCTTCTAGCTTGAGCATCATTTTCTTCTACAATATAAGCTTTAACACCTAGATCAACACTAGTATTATTATAACCTCCTCTAATACGAGATTCTTCAATATACCAATCTTCATCTTGAGTGGATGAAGGAGGAGCTGTCCAATCAGGTATTTTTAAAGCACCGACAAGATTGTTTTGAGCAGGTATATCAGCTATTCTCTTCACATAAAATGAGTTAAAATATGATACCTCAAGTGTTAATGCCATATTATTAGTATTACTTGTTTTTATTAATTATTACAATGGACCTAAGTTACACTGACCAGTGTATGTCGCATCTCCAAAGTTTATAACTAAACTCTGCGTTCCAGTTCCACATGCTTCACCTGTTACGTTTGTTGTAAACGCTCTATATTCTCCAGGTATACTAAAGTTTTTAGTAAATGTTCCAGGAAAACCATTGCTGGCTGTTAATTGTATATTGTTTATAGTATTGTTACTAGTATCTATTGCTTGCGACCATGAAGAGTTTGCGTTAGCTCTATACTGTATTGTTACATAGCATGATATACTTCCAGTTCCACCAGTCTGAGTAAGTACAGGTATAATTTTCATAACACCTTGAGTTAATGCTCCTGTTGTAGATCCAGTCGCTGCATTAGCTCTTACATTGTAAAACTGTATAGCATTAGATGGGTAAAATATACCACCAATAGTACCATATGCACCAGTGCTAGTAGTAGAATTACTTGCACCAAAGAAAGTTTCATAACTTTGATTACAAACAGCTACAGCATTACCCTGTCTACCGAAACATATAGCTCTAGGCACATGTTGGATACCTACTGTAAATTGTATTTGACACGTAGCTGATAATCCATTACCGTTTACATCTCTAACCCTCGCTTTTATTGTCCATGTATCACCTTCTACTAATGAACCTGTATTAGCGGTTAGTAAACCACTAGAGCTCATTGTAAATTTATTTAATACTGACGATGCGTTAGTAGGATCTAAATCAAACAGTAATTCATTGGTTCGATTAGCAACATTAGCTGATCCATTTTTCGCTGTAAATTGTTTTATTGTAGTGCTAGATATTGTAATACCAGTCGGGTTTGTACAGCTATCAAAAGTTGGAGCCACGTTTGTTAAAGTAGCTGTGTATGTTACATTACTTGTATATGTTTGACCCACACCACCTGGTTGATACGTTACTGCAAAAGTTAAATTATAAACATCATTTGAAGGGTTTGCATCTGATAAAGCACTATACCAAAACGTAGTTCCCGACGCTGTTTTTAATTGATACTCTGCATCACTACCAGTGTGCGTAAATGTAAACAAACTACTTACATTATTACTTTGACTTAAATCATTAGCTCTATAAGCGCTAACAATAGATATATTAGACAAATGAGCGTTGTTAGTTACGGTTGTTCCACCTCCTGTTACAAACTCTATATCAGTTCCTATTTGACTTGTAGCTGTTAAGCTTTCCGGGAAGTTAGCTGAATTAGTAGTAAGAGCTGTTATACCAGGGTCTTGAGAGTTTATTAAAGAGTTTAAAGTATTTATTTTACCTTGTAACGATGTTTCGTAGAATAATTCCAATAATGAAAATACAGGTCTTGTTTCTGCTACAGCTAAAAACGGAGACATAGTAGGTAAATTGTTAGAAGCATTAGAAACTTGAGAACTACACGTTGCTCCCACAGGACCCGCTATAGTTGATTGTAATGTTTGTATTTTACCGTTTTGAGTTATATCTATTTTTATAGCAAATGGATTTAAATCCGCATTATATAAAGGACCAACGTCTGGATCTGTGCCAGAAGGAGTTCCTTCAGCACTAGCTGGAGTTGTTCCCCAAGGAATACAACCTAATGTTGATGGAGTTGTTACTCCACTTGAATCTGTTAAAACCACTTGACCATATGGACCCTGAGCAATACCAGCTTTAAAAGGTATTGATTGTATTTCCATATCTCTTACTGTTTGAATAGATAAAACTTCTTGAGCTATATTTCCAGGATAATACTGAGTGTTCCAAGCAATACTAGTTCTAGGATAACCATATGGTCTAGCCGCATTTCTATTGTTTATTCTAGGGTTGTTAACTCTTATATTTAAAACTTGACTACTAGTATACTCTGTATCAGTAGGTCCAACTTCATTTAAATCTCTAGGTATTTTATTTATATTATCACTTAATAAAACACTAAAAGCACTTTTGTTTTCTTCTGCAGTCCCTGTAATAGGTAAACCATTTACAAAACCAGGCAAATAAACATTATAATATTCTTGCTCTTGTTGTTTGACAACTATTTTATAACTATACCATCCTAAAGGGTTATTAGTGGCGTGCCAGATACCAGGTTGACCGCCTGTTGTTTCTGTACCAATAGCATTATCTACTCTTATACTTAGTGTTTTACCTAACCAATCTAGTATTGGATTAGATATTTGATCACTAAGAGTATTGTAAGGAAGAAAAACAGTAGAACCTTGAGCCCCTGGAACATCGTCATAAGCAGAAAGTATAACATCAGATTGTCTACCGTATCTATCAGCTAATATAAAACCTACTTGATATGTTCTGTCTTGTTTTAAATTATGATAAGGATATTCAATATGACTAGTGTTGTATGGTTTTTTATTATCTGTTAAAGCACTAAAATTTATAGAGCTTGGACTAGTGTGTTTATCTACATAATTACCATATACAATTCTATTACTTATAATTTCTTGAGACAAGGCTTTTAAAGGTACTTTATCATAAACTCTTACAGTTTGAGAACTTGGCAATGTCTTATATGGTTTGTTAGAAGCGTAATCATAGTCATAAAACCTTTCATTTTGATTTTCACCATTAACAGGATCCCACCAGCTAATTCTACTTAATGAAGAGATGTTTACTAAATCTACTGTATCTAAAACTTTAACAGCTAATGAATCAGATTCTTTATATAAAACATCTATAGAACTTATCAATAAATTACTCACAGCACCGTTAACAGTTGATTCTGGAAAAGGTATTCTTAAATTAATATTTTGAGTGTTATTTTCAAACCAATTTAATATAGTTGATTCAAACGCGTTATCCATATCTTCTGGTTGAGGAAACGAACCTCCTCCAAATTCACTATATTGTTTAGGAATAAACATGCATTGGGTAAACGGAGCCATTAAAGAGTATTCATTGTCTTCAAACTTAAACCTATAACTAAATCTTACAAATTTATCTTCTAAAAACTTAGCATCTCCTGTCCAATTAGCATCATAATCAGGATTAACACTTATTTTAATATTATTACCTACGCTTAACGTAACCGTTTCAGAAAAAGTAAACGTGAATCTATTGATACCTATACCAGCGTATTCACACACAGCAGTTAATATTGTTGTTCCTACCGGAACAGTTCCTGATACACTACTTGTTACTAAATCCCCTATTCTAGGAATCATATTAGTGTATTTTAAATTTTCATAACTACCATCATAAGTTCCTTTTAGTTCTGTTGCTGGGTAAACAACAGTATATACACCTCCACCAGGAGCAGTTTCTACTGTTCCTTCATAACCATTGGATTTTAATTCTTTTGTTTTTTGTGTAGATGTTGGTCTAGAAAAAACCAAGTATTGACCACTTGCAATTGTTAAAGCTCTAGAAACCGTAACAGTGTTAGCAGCATTCCCTGGATTAACAGCTACGACATATGTAGATTTATCTAATGGAGAAAATTCACTAGTCGTTGGTAGCACTATAGTTTTCCAAGGAGAAATAATATCACCTGGTTGTATACCCGTGCTATCATCTAAAACAACAGTTGTTGAATTAGAAACAGCTCCATTAGTTCTAGCGTTAATTCTTTGCATAGCTAGTATGGCTTTACAAGGCGCGTATTTAGCTACAGAAATTTGATCTTCATTTGTATAATGGGTAGGCGTAGTAGCATTTGCTGGATTTGCTAAAGATATATTTATTTTTCTAGGTTGATTTAAATTATCTGTCCAGAATAATAAATCTTCTACCAAATTAACACCGGTTATAGGAAAAGATTGATTAAAATTTAAAAAATTACCAGTTACTAATGTCTTTAAATTATAAGGAGCGTTTAAATCTAATTCGAATATTCTATGTTCTTGACCCGAAGACCTAACACCATCAGCGTTATTATATGCAGTAGCAAATAAATAAACCTTATTAGTTGTTTCATTAACATAATGACCAATAACAGCTTCATTATCAGTGCTTAATTCTTTAATACTAGTATTACCTAAAACATTTTCAAACTCACCAACAGTTGAACCTTCTGATCTACTTATCATTAAGTTTATAGCTTCTCGATATTCACCATTAGGCAACAATCTAGAGTCAAGATCTTGATTCATTTTACCTTTTAAAAAGGTATTTTTAATTTCTGGCATATTTAATGTTTAATCCATTTAGATTTATTACGCATTACTTGTACTATTTCATCTAATTTAATATTAGATAATCTTATTTTAGCATTACGTAAAGCTGCGTATCTTTGTCTTTTATATTGTGGGGCTATAGTAGCAGTGTCTCTTCTAGTTGACATTATGCTATATAATAAATGTTGGTACATAGCTTCTTCCGCTAACTTAGGAACCTTACTATCTAGATCATAAGCTAAACCATCAGATACATATTCTAATAATATTAATTTATTCTTTAAATCACTAGAAAAATTAAATGTACCTCTCTTGTCATCTATATTAAACCAACCATTCATCTGCATGTTAACCGGATCACCTCCATATCTTTGGCCATACCATCCTCCAAATCCATATGCATTTTCACCAAACCAGTCATACATAAACAAATCTGGGTTATTAGAAGACATAGGCCACACACCTGTTATATTACTGGTATTTGCTTTTTGCCATGATTCATTTATAACTGAAGTTGCATCTACATTATCTCCAAAATTATCTTGTATTATTTGGCCTTCTTGACTTTGTATAGGGGCTTCCCAAGGACTACTAGTAAGTTGTGTAGGATATATAGTGTGTTTAACACCTAATCCATCAATCCAGGATAATTTAACATAATTAACATAATCCTGTGGTATTGTTAATGAAAGGCTATCTGGTATTGTTAATTCTTGAGACTTTATACTTTTCAAAGTATCATAACTAAACTCTTGTAAACCTCGCTTAGCGTGAAACAAAACATCTGTTCTATTAACTCTAGGTATTAATTTATCTTGACCAACATAACCCACAATAAAGTTATTAACAATATCTTTTAAAGATATATATTCGTAGCCTCCATAATTATTTTGTAAAGCTTCTTGTTTCAGTTGCACTTTTACATATGTTCCTATTGGTTGTTGAGCTCCTAATACTATAACATTATTATTTTTAGCGCTTGATAAAGTAAAAGTAGTTGTAAAAAGAGCCCACTGGTTAATACCATTAGGACTTGTATAAATAAGAAAATTATTTAACGGATAGTCAGGATTATTTGGGTTCCAACTAGTTGTGCTACCTAATACTAACGGAGTATTAAATGTAAAAGTATATGTAGCCGTAGCCACAGGAGTATATATAATCTGCGCGCCCGCGTAATATTGTACATTTTGTTCTTGGATTAATCCTCCATCTGGTCTAGGCATAGTTTACTGTTTTGAGTTTTGTTCTTCTAATTGTATCTCTTGTTGAGCTACTTGTATTATTGTAGGATCATTTATTATAACCCCTGCATAAGCTAATATTCTAGTTATAACGTTTGTTTGCTCGCTAACACTTAATTCAAAATTAATAGAAGTTCCAGCGTTATAAACATACTGACCTAATGAACCAACACTGTATTTCCAATCTACATCAGCAGGTTTTTTTAAATAAGATATAGTTATATTATTTATTATACTTGTAGGATACACGTATAACAAATTGTTCTCATATAAATATATAGGAAAGTTAGTAGTGGGTTGTGTTAAAGGGGAAAGTAATAATTGAGTTAACTCGTTTCTTTGAGCATATTGAGTTAGTTCTGTTCCATTATAAAATACAGATCCTAATCTATATATATCGTTAGGAGTTAAAGTAAAATGAGGTCCTACATAAGCTGTAGCACCTGTTCTCTGAAAAAATGATAAATTTTCTTCAATATTTTTTATGCGATTTGCATATTCAGTGTCATTCTGTGGCATTCGATACTGTTGATTTAAATCATCTTCGTATTTTTCAAATATATTTAACTGCACCTGTGTTCCTACCTTGTTGAACTCGTCAGGTGTCATATATCCTCTCTGTTGTTGATTAAGGATTAACAAAACAGTTTTGTATACAGTATCTACGTTTATTGCCATTATAGTATATTTTTTATAATACAAGGCGGCGTTAACCGCCTCATATTAGTATTACATGTTAAGAGAGTTTTTTCTCTATAGTTTTATAAACTTCTACACCTTCATCTGTTTTAAACCATGCAGCTAATGCTGAGTATGGGTTTTCATCAAATGGTACCGTCATAAGTTTACGTTTATTAGAACCAAAAGTAAAGCTTCTTTGATCTTGTGAAAGCTGTATCATACCAGATTCTGTAGCTTTAATACCAAAGTTTCTTAACATTACATTATCATCTTTTGCTAATTCAATAAACAATCTAGCGTTCTTTTTAGCAAACAATAATATATCTCTTTTTAATTCTTTAGATGATAGATCAGCGACAGCACTACCCATTTCTACTCTTAGTATTGCTTCTATTTGTTCTATATCCATTTCTTTAGCAGCGTTTAAAGCTAGAATTTCTAATTCTAAATCTACTAAAGCATCTCTTGCTATTACTTGAGGTTTTAGTTCTGAATATCTTTTGTCCCTATCTGGGTGATATAAAGATAAAAGCTTTTGTAAAGCTTGTTCTTGTTTAGGAACAACCAATGTTCCATCTTTAAACATTATATGTTTTAATGTAACTTCTCCTTTTTGCTCATCTACAAATGGTGAAGATTGATTAGTAGCATATCTTAACGCTCTTTGAGTGTTTGTCTCTGTATCAAAATATAATAACGGGTATTTTTCCGTGTGTCTTGATTTCAATGTAAACGTTAATGGTTCTTTACTTCCTGTTAGAAAATAAGTTCTATCTTTTATTTCCCAAGTGTCTTTGACCTTAGGTTTTTTTTCTTTTGTTGTTGACATAATATAATATAATTAAATAAGTTAAAGGTATTGGGCGCCGAAGCGCCCTAACCTTATATAAAAATTAAGCTGTGAATAATACGAAATTATTTCTTGCTTGTACACATAAACATCTTTCTGATAAGAAGTTAACCTCCATAGCATCAAGAGTAGAAGTTTGTGCTCCACCAACTGAACCAGTTAGCCAAGACTTCATTCTTCTATCATCAGCTTGAGAAGCTCTATATCTTACATGTAAGAAAGGTCTTCTAATGTTTGTTCCAAGTAATTGATCGTATACTGTAGAAGTTCCCGCAGGAATTAATACACCATCGATGTTATCACCGTTAACAAAGTTTGAAGAACCACCTCTTGTAGAAGCGTCGTTTAAGTATTTCCACGATGTTTTGTAGAAATCATATGAACCTCTTCTGAAACCAGAGAATCCTAAGTTAAGCGCCATATCTTCAGAGTTTTCAAATACACCGTAAGATGTACCTCCAGCTCCGTAAGAATTTTGTTGTGCTAACATGTTATCAAATAGTAACTCAGTTTTTCTATCTAAGAAAAGCATGTTTTCTTCAATAGCTCCTTGAGTATCTAGGTTTTCTAACACAGCATCAAAATCCTGTAAAGATCCAGCATATCCAGAAAGTACATTACCACCATTGTTAATAGCTGAGAATAAACCTTCAGTACCTATTGTACCAGCAGGCGCAGCAGCAGCGGCAGGGAAACTAATGTTTCCAGCAATTGCAGCAGCTTGTACAGCATTTGCTAATTCACCTTCAATCATTGCCATTTCTAAATAATCTTCGAATCTCATTCTAGTTTCACCTTCAGCTTTTAGATACCATAAGTATCCAGAGTTACCATCTTCAGTAGCAACCTCAACCCAACCGATTTGAGCTGTATCAGAACCAGATACTGCATATCTGTCTCTAATGATAATTGGTTTGTTACTAAATGTAGTTAACTGAGGTTGAATAGATTGTGTAGCACCTGGTCCAGTAGAACCTTTTCCATATTCAGAACCGTATACAAATACTTTTAATACAGCACCTGTACCAGCAGCAGCAGCGTTAACAGCAGCTCTAGTATAAGGAAGTACATCAAAGTTTTGAGCACCACCAGCGTTACCACTAGCCGCACTACCTGAAGCTGTTACAATAGCTTTTACAGTAAACGATGGATCAGCAGGATCCATGATTACTACAGTCATGTTAGGAAAAATTGTGTTCACTTGGCCAGCAGCGATAGTAAGTCTATTACCACCGTTTGCACCTACAGCAGAACAAGCTACACCATCGTAAGAGATGTGTAATCTGTTTTGCTCAGACCAAATTACTTGATCAGACATCATTGGCATCTCAGCGCCAACCATTCTTAAGAAGCCACCTAACGTTCTGTTTCCATAACGCTCTACCTCTGCTTCATAAATTTCTGGTAGATATTGTTGTGCGAAGTCGTTTCCTCCACCACTGTTAAAGTTCAAGTAATTGCTTACAAGAGGTTGAGTGGTTAACGAAGGTAGTAAACTTCCAAATTGAGGACTTAATACACCCATAATAATTGTTTTTAATTGTTAAATTTACTTCGTTTAATTCTAAGTTTTGAACTATCTACACCGTCTATAGCTTTGACTTTAAGACCTCCTATGAAAATATCACCAGACGCTTGTCTAGCTTCAGTTGATGGATTTTTTGATCCCTCAACAATGTTTTTAATTCCATCAGATTTCCCTTGTTCATAAAAATGATTTACTATTTTATCTATATTCTGTGCAGCATACATAGCTTTGTGATAACCTCTCGTATCTTTAACATTTCCTTCATTGTCTAAGAACTTCTCGACGAAGTTGTTAATGTTGGATTGATTCTCGGCTACAGCATCTGGGTCTTTAACTCCGTATCTAAACTTTTTTTCTCCAACTTCGAAATCAAAACCTTTGAATTCATCGGAAAAATATTGAGTAGTATCGTTTTTAAATTTTGAATGCTGTTGCTTAGCTATTTCTTGTTCTTGATTGTAGCGGTTGAAAAAGTCCATAGCTTTTTTTTGCTCTTGTGTTACTCCGGGCCTCAACTTGATTTCTTCGTAATACTGTTGCTTTAATTGTTCTAAATGACTACGTGCTTCTGCAACTGCTTCTTTTTTAGCGAGTTTCCTTTTTCTGATGTCTCGCTCTTCATCAGTATCTTCATCAAACCTAAACTGATCTTCCATAACAAATGAAATTTCATCATCTGTAAGATGTGGTTTAGTATTTTTATAATATTCTTTTAATAAAGCATCTTCATTTACATTAGTGTAATCAGCATTTAACCTAACATAATCTTGAATATCACCACCAGTTTCTTCCATAAACTGAACTAGTTTTTCTACATTATCTGGTAATACAACTTTTTTAATAGGTTGTATATGCTCTTGTTCTACTTTATCTTCTTTTACTTCTTTTTTTAACTCTATTTCCTCTTTTACTTCTTGGATCGGAGAAATCCCTTCAGTAGTCTCGTTGGACTCTTGTACAGGTTCTCCCATCTCTGCGCTATCTCCGGATGGTTTTTCCACAGATACTTCCTTTGTTTCTCCGATTTGAATGGCATCTTCTTCAGGTTTTTTAGTTAAATCTACTTTTACAGGTTCTTCTGCTTTTACATTAGGATCTTTTGTAAGATCTACTTTTACAGGCTCCTCTTTAGTAGCATTGAATTTTTTTACTTTAGGTTTTGATTTCATTTTCATATCTCCACCTTCTGATTTGACTTCTTGAGTCACTTCAGGTTTTGTTTTTGTTTCTTCTGACATAATATAATATAATTAAATAATTAATACTTACACCAATGGCGGTGTTGTGTTTTGTTCAAAATTAATAGGTAAAGAATCATTTTGTCTTTGACTTATTAATTCACTTTGTTGAGTAGCTTCCATTTTAGATCTTCTATCTTTACGATCTTCTATTAAAGCTTCTTTTTGTCTCATACCATCAACCTCTAATCCTTTTAACTCCATATCGTATTGATGCTTTATTTGCATTTCTTGATATTTAAGATCAGCTTCTAACTGCATTCGTTGAATTTCCATCTGGTTTTTAGCTTGTTCATATTGAACATTAGCTGCTGAAATAGCTTCTTGTTTTTGAACTTCCGCTAAAGCAGTTTTTTCAACTGTTTCTGCTTTTGCAGCTTCTTGAGCCTGGATATTAGCTTGTTGATTTTGTTGTTCTTGAGTAATACGTTTTTTACGTTTTTGTTTTAAAACATCATTAGCTAGTTTAAGATTATTGATTTCTCTTATATCTATAGCATCTTCTAAATCAATTCCTCCTTGCTGTAAAGCCATTTGTATGTTTTGTTCTAACATAGCTTTTTCTTCATCTTCAGGTTCTAATTGTAAATAAATACCAAAATCATGTAAAGGTAATTTATCTATTTCTTTTAATGTTCCAACATTGTATACAGATATAGAACTTTTTAAAGAGTTTAATGTTAAAGGATACCTTAAAGAATCAGCTACTTTAAGAGAAATGTTTTCACATGTTCTTAATGTTAACCACAAACTTGCTTGCATAACGTGTCTAGTAGCAGTGTTAGAAGCGTTTACGGCCATTTTCTGTAATCCAACTAATGTATCTTTTTCTGGCATACTACCATCTCTAGCTTCATTTAATCCGGTCACGTCTCTTATCATTTGTAGATAATACTGATACGTACTAATTAAACTCTGTACTTTTCCTTGACCACTAGAAGTTGCTAGCTCTTGTATAGGAACTTTACCAGGATTCATATCTCCTTCCTGCGTTAATGATCTACCTACAATACTACCAGTTTGAAAATACATATTTAATGCTTCAGCTGGATTATAATTAGTACCATTTCCTAAATCAACCTCAGCTAATCCATCCATATCTAAAAATACACCATCTGGAACTAATCTAGATATAACTTGTTGTAATTTTAAATGCGTAAGTTGAATCATATCAGCAAACCCAGTTATTCTACTAACAATAGAATCAATACGTCCTTTATAAAGTCTTGGAGCACATACAGTATAACTCATTTCTACTTTTGTAGTATCAGCCATAGGTCTCGTCATATTTTCTGCAAGTTCCCATTGTATCATTTCACCGTTACCTATAACTTTAACACCTTTATATAATACTTCTATTTTTCTTTCTACTCTTTCAAAATTATCATTAACCGGAGGATTAAAAGTATCTGGTTTTTCTAAAGCTTTTTCTAAACCATATTCTGTTTGTTTTATTTTAAATACTTGAGTGTTATAAGTTTTGTATTCAAAAAATAAAACTTGCACAGTGTTTTGGTCATAAGTTTGCCAACCATATAAATTTTGACTTGTATAAGCTTTTGTTTGTTGTATTTTTGTTAGTTGTTCTTCAGTTAAATAAGGAAATTGCTTTGCTATTTCAGGTATAGTTAAGGGTTTAACTTCTCCCACATAATATATATCTTCAAAGTTTGGATCTTCTGTGTAAGAATATATTAAATTAGCAGGGTCAACATAATCTATAGTTATACCATTAGCTTTATTCCAACTAGTTTTAGCACAACCAATACCTAGTGTAACTAAATCATAATTGAATCTTTTCTTTACATTATCAAATTTGTTTTTCTTTAACGTATTATTTATAACTTCTTCTTCAGCTATTTCTATAGATTCTTTATAAGACAACTGCATGTGAAGATCTAATTCTTTTTCATCTTCTGGTAAACCATCTACATTTGGATTTTGATACAAATCAATACCTAATGTATTTTTTAATTCTTCTAAATAAGGCTTAGCCAACATATCTTGATATATAGCAGTAGCGTAATCTGTTCTTTTCTTTAAAGAAACAGGGTCTTGAGCAAAAGCTTTTATATCATAACTTTTGTTATTCATTCCATTTGATACAATATCAACAAACTTTGAAATAACGGGAACTGGTTTCCAATCTAAATTCATATAAGACATATCACCATTAATAGCTAATTCATCTTTATATTTCTGAACTGGTTGTTCTCCTCTTGCATATAACCTTAAAGTGTGGAATCTATTATATGAAGTAGCAAATCTAGTACCATTACCACCTTGTCTCCACCATTCACTTTCTATAGCTTGAGCTACTCTTCTTCCATAGTCTACGGAAGCTTTCTCAGCATCTGGTACAGTCTGGCTTGGAAAAGCGCTATTTGGATTTGCGTATGTATTCATTTATTTAATTATTTTTGACAACGTTCCTTTGTTATCATATTTTTTTATACCTAAATCAATTGGTTCTCTTTTTCTTCTGCTAACCGGTGCGTATCTATTTTTATTACACGCCATTATAGCAAGACCTGAACTAATAGAAGCATCATGAGAGGTTCTATTATTTATATCAAAAGAAGCCCAATCTTCTAATGTTCTTTGAAAATATAAATCTCCATAACTATCTCCATTAAAACCTATAGAGTTTTCTATATAAGACTCAATTGCTGCGGCATGAGCCTGTTTTATATCTTCACTTGAATTAGGTATACCACCTATTTCTTTTTCTGTTACTGACAACTTGTTCCAAACCTTATCTGGTCTGTTCATTGCAAAACCTCTATATCCTCTACGTTTAAAATGATATAACAATCTAGGTTTATTATTTTCTACAAGTATAGGCATTCCATAAAATATGCAAGCCATTAATACATCTTCAAAAAATATCTCAGCAGTTTGAGGTCTAGCTATATATTCTAAAAAGAAGTGATCAGCAGGAGCGTTTTCCATGCTAAATTTTGTTAATCCGTGTAAAGATCCATTAGATCCTCTTTTATCTACAGTACCTGATATATCATAAGGGTCACATCCAAATGCTCCCATGTGTTCATTACCAGCGTATTTAATACCATTTTTCTCAATATATCTATTTTGTAGATTAGCATCAGGTATCCAAGTTATAAAAAATCTACCTTGATTGCTTGGAGAAAAAATAATTCTTGTATCTTTTATACCATTTTGCCATAAAAAGTTACCCCGTGTTACAGCAGATTTATTATTAGAATCTTCATTAAAATCTATTTGTTGATATATCTTTGTTAGATTAAATAAAGATGATTTAGACTCATCCCTAAACGCGTGTTTAGTTGTTCTAGGAAATTGTCTATAAAATTCGTTTAAAGCGTCTTGATCATTTTTTAATCCTTCAACTTCGTTTTCCCAATACTCGATGACACCAAGATCGATAAATTCTCCTTGTGGTCCTGAGACTTCAGTAGTTGGGGTATCGAAGACAGGTAGGCCATAAGAATCAATGTATCCTTCGTAGTTCCATTCCATAGGTATGAACAAAGAATATAATCCCGAGCTAGTCTGTCCATTGCGGTTTCTTTTTGTAACATCTGAGCTATCATATAATTTTTTAAAG